TACCATCTGGCGTTTAGTGAAAGTTAGCTTTTCACTAGCTTCCAAGACTACTTCGTCGAGTTTGTCCGCGAAGCCCTTACCAATGGTAGTCTCAACAATCTTTCTAGTTAGCATTCTAGTTCCTCACGCGGAAAGTATTACGTTAAACAGTTTCGACGGTAATCGGCGGGTAATCCTTTCTGACAACGCGAATGATTTCGACAATGACAACACAATCAATGTGCTCATTGCGAATCATGTTCTTCGCGTCTTCGATAGCTTCCTCGATAGTTGCGCGCTGACAGGAAGCATTATCCCCACGACTAACAGCCGCTCCGATGTGTTTCGCTCCGACGTAAAACTTCTTCAACATTAGTTATCTCCTAGTTAAAGGTTAAAGGCGGGGCCGGTATCATTATACGGTGACTATGCACTACGTTGATACCGACCCCTGTTACTGTATAACCTTCCGGCCCTAATCTGGGCATTAAAGGTTCTAATCTCCACGTGAGGCTTAGATTAGAACAAGTATTTGTCCGGCCATACAGTAAGTCTCGTTTAGTCGTCGTCGCTATCGGTAGCTTCGACTTCCTCAATTTCCTCGTCGTCAGTGGACTTCAGTTCGGAATCCGGCTCAGGGTCTGCATCTTCGTCGATGTCAGATTCTTCACTCTTGTGAAGTTCGTCCATGTCCACGGATTCGTCTTCAACATTCTTGTCGTCTACCATTTGCAGTCTCCTTTTCAAGTAGTTGAACTGTTCACTAGTGAATGGTGCTAGTTCGTCGAAGATTCACGCCGCAGTGACTTCCGGACGGACGGCGCGATACTTGTGGTTGACACGATTTACCATGCGGTTCTGGTAAGTATCGTTCTCCACAAATACGTCGAGTTCACGCCCTTCCGCAGACTTCAAGTCGAAACGAGTCCCTGACTTGACTTCCACACCGAATGCTGCCAAGAATCCAACAGCAAAGCCAATAGCCTTGCTATTGAAATTCCAGTCAATCGGAACCCCGGTGAATTCCTTGTCGCCCGTATCACCGTTGAACATGATAGTTGCTTCAACGGGATAGTTGGTGGAAGGCCCCTTCTCGGACTGTTTCGCGGGAGCCTCTCCCACACTTTCGATTTTGACCCTGTACCACGCGGGAGTGACAAGTTTCCCACGTAGCAAGTCGCGGTCACTAAAACTGATAACAGGCATGGTTCCTCACTTTGTTGGTGGTGTGAATGTGGATGTTGATTGTGGAGATGGTGTTGTTTGAGTAGGTGTGGTGATTCGTTGGACAGGTTGTTCAGCCTTCAACTTGCGAATTGCCGGTTCTACCCACTTCTCATACAACGGCTCATTATTGAACTGTATTTTCCTTTCTAGTGGAAGTGAAGTGCGGGCATAATCATTACCAGTGTGTTGTGTGAATAGCCCAAACTTCCCTTCACCTGAATCAACATTGAAGTCAGTTTCAATGTTAAAGTGATAGACTTCCGTCATGTAGGAAGCAATCTTCCCACTGATTTTGTCTCCACCTGTGATGATTACGCGGGAATGGTGTGTGAGTTTGTTGGTATCGTTGTCTTTATTTCTCTGACCGACAACGTGTGCAATAAGAATTACATTCACTTTGTGGAACTTGTGAATATCTTTCAGTATTGCGATTAGTTCCTGAAACGCGGAGGCTTCGGCGTTGTATTCTTCGATACCGGGAACGTAGATATTGCCTATCTTTTTCCCTTTACCGGATTCCTCACCACCCTGACCACTACGTTTCACCTTGATAGTCTCACGATTCATATTGTCCCCGATGGACGTAATAGAGTCTACGACGATTGTTTTGAATGGGCAGTTTACTTGAAACTGTTCCAGCTTTCCACGAGGCGTGGACCAATCTTTATAATCGTCGTATTGAACGTGACCCTTTCCCCAGAGTCCCCAACGTTTAGCTGGTAACTCTAGTGCTTCCATTTTCTGGTCTGTCGATACCCAGTATTGTGGACCGGGATATGACAGTGCAGCAGTAGATTTCCTAGTGCCAGGCTCACCTTTTAACATGGTGAACAATGGCATCTCAGGATTACTATTGCCTGCTTCGAGTGTTGGCATTCTTTACTCCGAAGTGTTCGTCCAACAGTGTGTCGAGTGCATACGCCAGCACCCTTGCTTGTTCGAGACTATACCACATCTCGAAACAAATGTGTGAGCACCAGTTTGAATCCGGTAATGCTGGATTCTCTTTACAGTTAGCACACAGTCTAGGAGTCGTGTTCTCCATTGTGTATTTCCTTCCGTAGTAGCCATGACTCAGGCATCCTATCACCATGATAAGATGGATTCATGGATGTTAGTCTAAGTTTTAGTTCCTGCAAGAAATTCAGAAATTGCTGCCACATCTTCCAATTTCTCCTTCTTGCGTTCGATACAGTTAGGACAGTGAGGTTTAGCCATAGGCTTATTAGAAGAACCATGCAGTGTGGCCTTCGTAATAATCATAGGCTCCCCACAACGGTTGCACTCACACAGTTTCCCTTCTGCCAGATGCAGTGGAACATAATGTGAACACGCAGGTTTCATGCACTTGTATACGAGATAAGGCTCCGCATCACGCGCGAGGTCAACCTTTTTATACTTGTGCAGATGATTCGCTACCTTCTGTTTACTCATGACTCCTCATTTTCCCTCAAATACGACCGTCCTAACTACACGGACGACTCGCATGGGGTAACGCTCACCAGCATTATCCTTTATATACTGGAGAGCGTCAGTATGTCTGGTTTCCACTTTGACTAGTTGCCAACGGGCGCCAAACTTCACTTCGATGTAGTAGTGTTTACTCATGTCCTCTACACTTTGGACAAATCCAGTCAGCGTCTTTCATAATCCAGCCTAACTCTTTAGCCTCTTTAGTGAGGTGAGAGATAGCCTGATTAATAGCTGCAAGAGAAGCATTTCTAGTTAATGTCATCGGGACATCAACCTGAATGTTACTATTGCAGGAGCCTACCTTCTTGGAACAGTGAACCTCTATCCAATAAGGCATTAGTCCTCATCATCATTAGTGGGATTCCACTCTGGACCCACATAGAAATGAAGTTTAATGTTTTCTTCACGCATACCGGGGTCGCCACTACAAACATCCTCATAGAAAGCACAGTTACCATACTTGCCTTCACAATGAGTAAAGTTCGGAGGCCAATGACCAGTCTCGGCATACATTAAAAGCAGCTTCGCATAGTAGGGCAGTGTTTCGGACTGCCACTCTATTAGACGCGCCGCCGTGTATGGAATTGGCGTGCGTATGAACTTTTCTTCAGGTTTCAATGAAGTCTGAAAACCTATCTTGTTAATGATAACTTGACGGGTCTTCATTATCATACACTGTCCCATGAACTGATTGTTCATAGAATTAGTGTTACGACGTTGTTTCATTGTCTTGTGGTCAACTGGAAAGATACCCTGATTAGTATCTACAGTCCAATCAAGTTTCGACTTCCACAAGATACGAATCTCATCGTCCTCATACAACACTTCACCTTTGACTACCTCAACTTCGAGAGGCACCCAATGGTCATTTCGATAATGTTGCTGATACTGGTCGCACGTATCGAGAACGTAGTGCCAACCAATCTTATAGCCTTCTGATTCCTTCGGTGTATTACGAACACCGGGATAATCATTAGCTCTGTGCCCACACAATGGTTTGAGTATTTCAGGTGTAGGCTTAAAGTCTGTGCAGGCTGGACAACCACGAATATATAACTCAGCGGCTGCCATACCATATCCTACGGCTTGCTCTCGCTTTAATCCAGCGATAAGCGAACCATAGAATACTTCGAGAAACTTATGGACGATACTACCACACTCCAGCGAATTCGATTTGCCATTAATACTCTGTAATGACAAGTTGAATCGAAAATCCGCGAGGCGGGGGCACGCCATGAGAGTCGATAGAATAGTAGCATCTAGGATGATATTCTTCTTACCACCCATGATGTTCTCTACTACTCTATCAATTATTGCATCGTTGTCGATGCTTGACGAATCAATGTCACTCATGATTGCCTGTATCCTGTCAGCAGGATTTTGTGGCTGATGTTTAGGTTCTGGTCAAAGAACTTTAATGCTGATTCGACAGCTTCAAGATTCTGACCATCCTTCTTTTCATCCACAACAGTTATCACTACTTGCTGCACACCCATCTTATCGCGTGCCATAGCAGTGATAGTGTATTCGTGAACGAATATCGGAATCTGACTCATTGAATATTCCTCGGCACCACCACATTGTAGTGCTCATTAGTCAT